AGCTGGTCAGTGGTCGGCACGTAAGGCTCAGTTAGTTGCAGCTGCTTATAAGAAAGCAGGTGGCGGCTACAAGGGCGGCAAAGGAAAGAAACAAAAATCATTAAGCAACTGGACAAAAGAAGAATGGGGTACCAAGAGTGGTAAGCCAAGTACGCAGGGGGCGAAGGCCACAGGTGAGAGGTACTTACCAAAAAAGGCGAGGGCTAAACTCACAAAAGCAGAGTATGCGAAGACTACGGCAGCTAAAAGAAAAGGACGAGCAGAAGGAAAACAGTTCGTTAAGCAGCCTAAAGCTATAGCTAAAAAAACAGCTAAAGTAAGAAACGCTGCAAAAGGTGGTTCCATCTCAGGACATAATAGGTTATACTAATACAATGGCATTAACAGATTCAGAAAAAAATAGATTAAAAAAACTTGGCCTCAAAGGTTTAAACAAACCTAAGATGACGCCAAGCCATCCAAGTAAAAAGGCTGTAGTGGCCGTAAGGGGAGACAATGGAAAACTTAAAACAATTCGTTTCGGCGCTCAAGGAATGGGCCACAACTACAGCAAAGAAGCTCGTTCAAACTTTAAAGCAAGGCACGGAAAGAACATTGCTAGAGGCAAGACTTCAGCTGCTTACTGGGCTGACAAAGTCTTTTGGGGTGGTAAAGGTAAAAGTACTAAGCGTCCTCCTAAGAGTCAAAAACAGACTTTCGGTCTTGGTAGCAAGAACAGAAAGAAAACTTAAAGACAATGACGATAAGTAGGTCTGCGGTCAGCCAACAAGTAAGCAAGCCTGGAAGAAAGGTAGGTGGTCGCAAAAAAAACTCTACTGGTTCTGCTAGTCCAAGAGGCACAGACCAGACAGCTGGCTTAAAGGCTGACCGCAAACAATCTGGTCATAACAGACTATATTAAAGGAGAACATGAATGGCAACGTCAGGTACATATACCTTCTCAATGGATATTGACGAAGTAATTGAAGAAGCCCTAGAAATGATTGGAGGTGAGGCTACGCTTGGTAACGAGCCTAAGTCTGCTCGTCGTTCTATTAACCTGCTTCTACAAGACTGGCAGAACCGTGGCATTCAGTTGTGGACAATTGGCACCACTGCTGTTACCGTTGCAACCAGCGTTACCTCCTATGTATTGGGAGAAGAGAACATTGACGTTCTGGAGGCTGTAGTTAACCGTGATAACATCGACTTACAGCTAGAACGCATCAGCATGGAAGAGTATCTTAAAGTCCCTCGTAAGGGGCAGACAGGTCGTCCTACGCAGTTTGCTGTACGTAGAGAGCGTGACCAGTCTCGTGTCTTCCTGTGGCCTATCCCAGAGAATAGCACAGATGCAATTAAGTTTGAAACTGTAAAGTATTTCCAAGATGTATCCAAGTCTTCTCAGACTGCTGACATCTCTCGTAGGTTCTATCCTTGCTTAACTGCAGGCACTGCCTACTTCATGTCAATGAAACGTCCAGGTGTAGATGCAGGTCGCATCCAGATGATTAAGGGCGAGTATGAAGATAGACTTATGAGAGCGCAGGAAGAGGATAAAGAACGTGCCAGCATGTACATTCTTCCTCGTCTGAGGTAGTGACATGGGTGCAACTAAAGCATTAGGTCTTTGTGACATCTGTGGCTTCAGATACGAGCTAAGAACTTTAAAGAAGAATAGTTATGGGATGATGGTTTGTCCATCAGATTACGAAGGAAAGTTTGACCAGAAGAATCATCCACAAAATAGAATCGCCAGGGTAACGGACGACTATGTTGTTAAAGACCCTAGACCACAGGTTCCGTCACTTGTTTCGGCAGTACCTGTATCTTCTTGGCTTCCACCATATCCAGGACCGTAACAAATGGCTAGAGGAAAACATGTACAAGCTGAATGTGATATTTGTGGGTTTTCTTATCCACGTAGTAGATTACGTAAGAATAGCTTTAACCTCTGGGTGTGTCCCTCTGACTGGGATGGAAGTTATGACAGAGTCAACCATGCGCAGAACAAAGTCCCTGACATGCGGGACAGAAGTCAGTATGTAATGAATGCAAGGCCTGACCCTAATATCGACAGGGGCATTACTTGGGACAAAGCAACAGAGAGATATACCACAATATACCAGTGGGAGTTGGTAAACATAAGTTGGAATAACGTATAATGACTGATTTTACTGGTAAGTTAATTGCCAACACATATAAAGATATCCTTACAATTAACTCTAGCGCTACTAATGAGGGGCTAGACAACACCCTTAGACGTGTGCAAGACGGGGAAGGTACTAACTCTTCACTAAAGCTTTCTGAAACATCTGCAGCTTTTACAGGCAATGTAAGCGTTAATGGTAACTTAACTATTAATGGAGCCTTTCAACCACAAAATATACAGGCTAGCGCTGTAAGAGCCACAACGGTAAGTGCAACTAATATCACAACAAATACTTTAAACGCTGACACACTTACCTTTCAAGATGTAAGCGTAAGTACATTACGTGCAGGTACAGTAAGTGCCACAACTATTAATACAACAAACATCACAGTAGATGGAGACGGTGTAGCTACTAGCAGCGCCTTGGCTTCGGTTGAAGCAATTATTTCTAGTAACATTGTGTATGTTCTTAATGCACAGGCATCCGTACTTACTGTGCTTGCAGGTTTAGAATCTACAGATGTAGCCCTACAAAATAACATTAATTCTGTTTCAGCAACAACATCTGCAAACGGTGTACTGATAGCTAATAACTCTACTCAAATTAATCTGTTATCTACTTCTATTACTGCTAATGAATCAGCTATTGCTGCTAATGAATCAGCTATTACTTCTATTAATTCTATTCTAGGAGATGGTAGTGCATATGCTAGTGCAGGCACTTCTGCTACATTAGAAACTCGTATTGCGGGTGTTAGCACTGCTTTAGCATCTACCTCCGCTGCGTTAACGAGTAATATTAACACGGTTTCCGCTACCTTGTCAATAGCTAATGTTTCAATTGCTGCAAATAGTTCTGCAATTGCTGCACTACAGGCTCTTACATATGCCAGCGCAGGAACATCGGCAACCCTTGAAACTCGGATTAACTCTGTATCTGTTCTTGCGGAAACTAAAGCAAGTGCTGCAACCTCTGCAACCCTTGAGACCCGTATTGCTGCTGTGTCCTCTACTATGGCAACAAGCATCGGCAACAGCAACTCTGCTATCACAGCACTTAGTGCAACAATGGCCACAAGCGTTGCGACAAGACTTGCGTTGGCTGGTGGAACAATGACAGGAAACCTTATCCTTAATGCTGACCCCAGTGCAAACTTACAAGCTGCAAGTAAACAATATGTAGATAACCTTACAGCGTCCAGTATTCACGTCCACGAAGCAGTAAGGGTGGAAACAAACAGCACGAATCTAAACGCCACATATAATAACGGCTCTTCGGGTGTGGGCGCTACTCTTACTAATGCAGGAACTCAAGTAGCTTTGGCTATTGACGGTGTAACGCTTAGTACTAGTGACCGTGTTCTTGTTACTGGCCAAACCAATCAGACACAAAATGGTGTTTATGTAGTTACTAACACAGGCTCTGGTTCTACTAACTGGATATTAACACGCTCAGATGACGCCGACACTTCTGGTGATGGTTCTCCTGATACCCTAGATGAAGGTTCTTACTTCTTTGTTCAAGAGGGAACTATTGGCGCTGCCCATTCTTTTGTTTGTAATACACAGGGGACAATTGTATTCGGCACAACTAATATTACCTTTGCACAGTTTAGCGACTCTGTTGAGTATACTGCAGGTACAGGTATTAATGTTAACGCCAGCCGTGTAATCTCAACCTCTGGAGTTCCTACTAACGCAGAGCTTCAAGCAGTATCGGCCACTATGGCTACCAGTATTGCTAATAGTAATTCAGCTATAGCTGCCTTAAGTGTAACTATGGCCACTAGTATTGCTAATGTATCGGCAACCCTTAACACTAGGATTAACACAGTAGAGGCAGCAGCAGTAGCATTTGCCATTGCATTAGGATAACTTTTAGGATATAATACATTATGGCTAATTCATTTAAACTATCAACAGCATCTTCAGTAGGCACAGCAGAGGTTTCTGTTTATACCTGCCCAGCTGCTACGTCTACTACAATTATTGGAATGACTGTGGCTAACATACTAACCGCCCAGGTTAACGTAGATGTTAAGCTTAACAACGGTGGAACAAAAATCTTTTTAGTTAAGAATGCTCCTGTCCCTGCTGGTGGTTCACTAGTAGTTGTAGGCGGCGACCAGAAGGTAGTTATGGAACCAACAGATGTTATGATTGTTCAGGCAAACACAACACTTGCTGCAGACGTGGCTATGAGTTATTTGGAGATAACCTAATGGCTTATCTTGGAAAAACCCCTGTTGATGTTGTCGATGCTTTAAATGTACAAAGCCTTACAGTTGATAATCAGGTAGGCATCGGCACGAGTTCGCCTGCTGCTCAGCTTGAAATAAACAGCGGTGGATTTGGACACAGAATAGAAGGTGTAAGTGCAAACAATCTTGGTATTCATAGGTTTATAACAGATACCAACGACACCGATAAGTTTGTTATCGGATATGGCGCAAGTCATCCGACTGTTCCACATCAAATTGCACTGAAAGCTAATAACGCTGCTGGGACGGTTGGCCTTTATACGGTTGGTATAGAACGTATGCGCATCGAAAACAATGGTGATGTAACCATTGGAGGAAAAGACGTTTTAACAAACACCGCTAGCTCCAATGGTTCGTCCAGTGGGTATATAAAACTTAGCAATGGTTTAATTATCCAATGGGGTAGAGTAACTTCAACAACTACCCCTAGCGCACGAAGTTTTCCTACTACTTTTCCAAGTAACTGCACAAGTGTTGTGGCAACTAGTAGACAAGTTTGGTATGATGTATATGTAACCTCTTTTAACACCTCTTCTTTTACTCCAACTGTAAGATACACAACAGGTGGTGGTAACGTAGCAAAGCCTATCTTTTATATAGCGACAGGGTATTAAAATGAAATACGCACATATAGATTTAAATACAAATGAGCTATTAGGTTGGTATTGCACAGATGTCCACGATGTAATTCCAGAGCCTAATGTTGAGGTTACTGATGAGCAGTGGCAAATTGCTTTAGATAATGAACATGACACGGTAAACTCAGACGGGACAACCGAAAAATCTTCCGTCTCCACAACCAAAGACCAAGAGGCAAACGTAAGGGCTGAACGCAACAACATTTTGGTTTCTTCGATAGACCCTGTTGTTTCTAATCCTCTTCGGTGGGCGGAGTTAACGGAACCAGAACAAGCTAGTATTATTTCTTATAGAACATCTTTACTAGATATAACAGAGCAGGCTACTTTCCCTACATCTGTAACTTGGCCCGATAAACCAGAGGTATTAATTTAATGACATCATATATCGGAGCTTCGCCAGAAACAACTATATCAAGAGTTCGTTATTTGTATACAGCAGTAACGGCACAGGATACTTTTACAACTGCAACTGATGGGCAGGTTTTGTCTTACGAGTCTACAAACAATG